AAAACAGACCAACCCAATAAAAGAATAGGCAAAGATACGAGAACCAAGACAAATTCATCTTTCCAACCATTATCATTGCTCTCAATAATTTTCGCTTTATATTCAAGTTCACCTTTACTCATCTGCTCGGCATGACGCATTTGTGCATCTGCCATAAGCATTTGTGTTTGTTTTTTTTTCTTGTATATATGCGATCCTGCCTGGACTGCAAGTTTTATTGCACTAAGCCACATATTAATATTTCCATACGTTAGGTCTTACTACATACTTCTGATCAACATCTTGTGTTAACCAATCTAGATGAGTAAAACTTTTAGCTATACCAATACCTGTAGGCTTTGGTTCATAATGTAAAGCAAAGTCTATTAGTTTGTATTGTAGCTGTGTGTTAGTTCCTATGTCTACTGCCATACCTGTAGTATGTGGACCATCTGGTCCAGTTGAAGATACCGAATTATTATGTTCGCTGCATCTATATCCAGAGTTAATACTTACACCCTGTCCAATATGTTCTCTCCAATCTTGACAAAATTTAACTGCAACTTCTTGCATCTCATTTTTACCACAATGAGAACAAGCAAATTCTTCTGCAGTAAAGTTTGGGTAATTACTATAATCCATTTTGTTTCTCCAATCTGTCCATTGATATAAACTGGCTCTCTTGTATATGATTGTCCCAGATACCGAGTTCAACTATACCCCAAGACCAACCAGTTAAATTAAGCTTAGCATACTCCTCAACATGATTAAAAGGCAACGCACAACCCACATTAACTATTCTTACATAATTTTTATCTCCAATTTTAGGAGCTTTCCAATCTCTGTATTTATGAGTATGACCAAATACTATATCGTTAGTTGCATCATTAGCTATTTGTATTTCACAGTTTTTACCACCATATTCTTTACCCATAATATTTAATGGACAATGAGTAAAGGACACCCCAGCAATATTTTTAAATGCACCATATGGAGAATGTTTCCAGTTACGTTTATCAAAAGAGTCATGCAGCTCTTTTTTCATCATACCTTGTATTTCCGGGATCTGTTCTTCAAATTTAAAAACTCGTTGTTCATGATTACCAAATGTAACGTGTCTAGGTATTCTATCGTTGTCTATGTGTTTATCTAAAATATCTATAGACTTACGCATAGATTCTATATCTACCATGTAAGCATCTTTAAGCTTACCTGCTTGTGAAGAATTTTTTTGAAAAAAACTTAAGCTATCAAAAGATGCCCAGTCACCTATTTGTATTATATAATCTGGTTCAGATTCTTTAATGTATTTTCCAATCCATTTAAATCTATCTTGTTTAATGTTTGGACTATCATGTGCATCACCTATGACAATTATTTTATGACCTTTAAATAACATTTACTTCCTTACACAAATACTTAGTCGCTAATCTGTAATCATTTATGCCATCTTGTTTTGCTAGAAGTTCTTGACTTATATTTAAAGCTTCTGCAACGCACTCATTCCAAGTATCAAAGTGTTGAGGATAATGTATTGGGGGAGAACATTCAAAATTTATAA